AGCGACGCGTACCAATTAGGTACCGCTATCCATACACTTGTACTTGAGCCACACTTATTTGATGAGCAGGTAAAGTTCTACGACAAGATAGACGGAAGAACCGCTGAAGGTAAGGAACAAAAGAAGTTGGTAGAGAAGTGGCAAGAAGAGGGTAAGTTAGTGTTCCCAGAGACTGATAGGGAGATGTTCACTATCATCAAAGACAACTTTGACAACAACCCTACCGCATCAAAGTACGCTAAAGGTGATGTTGAGTTATCACACTACGTAGAAGACTTTCAAGGCGTGTACCTCAGAATACGACCTGACGTAATTAACTACGACGAAGGTTTTATATCTGACATAAAGACTTGTAGAAGTAATACACCAAAAGCTTTTAGAAACGACATCTACAAGTACGGGTACCACATCCAAGCTACGCTCTACTGCGACGCACTAGGTATTGACCCAAGTAGGTTTATCTTCCAAGCGATCGAAACCAATCACCCGTATAGCGTTCAGTGTTATAGGTTGAGTGAAGACATGATTGAGCGTGGACGAATTGACTACGAGAACGCAATCATTCAGTGGAGAGAGTACTTAGATACTGGCGAAGCTCCACTATATAATTGGGACTTTATGGACGAAGAAGGTGTAATCATTTTGTAAAAAAACACTTTTTTCTTGTGAGAAATAAACATTACGTTTATATTTGTAATTCATCATTTGGTTAGTTTTTTTTATGGTAGCCACGAACGGTTTTTCTAGGTTCGATTCCTAGCGTGGCACGAGAGCCCAAGCGGACAGGGCGTTGATGTTCGTACTTTAAAACACTTTTTATTATGGCAAGAATCAGCCACACTTCTCAAGAGAGCAAAAGCTCTAACCCCACTACTAAATACTTAGAGTGGAAATCAAATGACAAATGCTTCGAGTACTATGACAAAGAAGCAGGTCAAAAAGTTCAAGTTCAACTACCTACAAAGTTCTTGTTCCTGCAACACTACCACACCGTAAAAGGTTGGAACGATGCTTCGGAATCTGGAATCTGGTCGAACGAAGTTTACTACATTGGCACTGAGCCGATGACGGTACGTGCGTTTAAAGGTGGTGAAATTGCTTCGGGTCTTTACAAAGACATCAAAGCAAAAGTTCAACAAGCAGGTGGTCGTTACCACAGATCGATTTACATTATGCTTGAGGACGGAACTTTAGCTAACCTATCCCTAAAAGGAGCAGGTGTAAAAGAATGGTCTGACTTTGTTGAGGCCAACAAAAATCTACTAGACAACCAGTGGATTGAGGTAAACGAAGCTAATGAAGCGAAGAAAGGGAGTGTTAAGTACTCTACACCTAACTTTGTACTAGGCAAGAACCTAACTGCTAAAGATTCAGCAAAAGCTGATAGCGTAGCGGGTGAACTTCAAAACTACATGGAGGGTTACTTCAATAAAGATGTAAACCAAATCGAAGTTATTGAAGCTGAAGAAGTGGATGACTTAGGGTTCTAAGTTAACCAACTAGTAATCTATCGGGCAGGCTTAACACACCTGCCCTTTTTTATCTTATTTAAATACAATCATATGAAACTGAACGAGATTATTAGCGTCGTTTCTGACGTTACGGGTATTGACCTTAGAGCAAACAACAGAAAAAGAAATGTAATATACGCTAGAGTTATCTACTTTAAGATAGCTAGAGACGTTACCAAGTACTCACTTTCAGCTATTGGAGGGGAAGTGGGTAAAGACCACGCAACAGTTTTATTTCACCTAGAAAAGAACTTCGAGGTAATTCAAAGGTTTGAACCAGAATTCTACAACGCATACCTTGTAGCTAAAGATATTGTGTATAAAAAGGTCATTAAAAAAGATGACTCTAAGGTTGCTTTATCTATTGAGGGTGAGATCGAAAAACATTATTTAGAGGTTAACGAAGAGTTGACTAACGAGGTATCAGCACTAAAAGAATATATAAAAGGACTTGACCTTTCTCAAAGTGACGAAAGGGTATCTAAATATATTAGCCGAGTACCAGAAAATAATTTACCAGAGTTTCTAGAGAGACTAAACAACCTAACTAATTACATGGCTAAACAATGATTACTATTTTTAAGAACATTAAAGAGACCTCAACCCCTTTTTATAGAGATGTCGAGTTCGTATTTGATAGGATTAAAAATGGTAAGTACGCTGAGTTAGTCGATCAAATTAGAAAAGAAGACGATAAATCTAAAAGAAACGAACTGAAGAAAGGCTTACCCGCTATATGTTTTAGCGGTCAGTTTAAAAAACGAGCTGACGACGCTATCATAGAGCATAGTGGGCTTATATGTCTTGACTTCGACGGGTACGAAAACTCTGGTGTGATGTTGGAAGACAAGCACGCTATGACTGAGAACCCATATGTTATGGCGGCTTTTGTGTCTCCAAGCGGTAACGGACTCAAGGTTATTGTTAAGATACCTGCGGAGCCAGATAACCACAAGAGGTACTTCGAAGCTCTTCAAGACCACTTCGATTCAAAATACTTCGACGTTACATCAAAGAATATCTCTAGAGTTTGTTACGAGTCTTCAGACCCAGACATGTATGTCAACATGGATTCTGAAGAGTGGACTGAGTTGTCTGAGTTGGAGGGTAAACCTATTGATAAATACGACCTCAATACAACGATACCAGTTACAGACGAGGGGGTAATTATCGAGAGACTTATGAAGTGGTGGAACAGAAAGTATGGGTTGGTTGATGGTGAGCGTAACCACAACGTATTTATACTTGCTTCTGCTTTCAATGAGTTTGGTATTACTAAAACCACTGCTGAGATATTTATGTCTAGCATGGCTCAGTCGGACTTTCCTATGACAGAAATTAGAACTACAATAAACTCAGCGTATAGCAACGCTAGTGCGTTTGGGACAAAGTTCTACGAGGATGAGGCGCAACTTCAAAACATCAGAAAAAAAATAAAGAGTGGAGCATCCTCTAGCGAAATAAAGAAAGACCTGCGCAGACTTGAGATCGATGAAGGTAACCTAAACGAGGTGTACGAGGCTATCGAAAAAACCTCTGGAGTGGATAAGTTCTGGAGCGTTTCAGATAAGGGAGCTGTGTCTCTACAACACTTTTTATTCAAAGAGTTTTTAGAAGACAACGGGTTTTACAAGTTCACTCCTCACGGCTCAGACAAATACATATTTGTTCGTGTAACCAACAACCTTATTGATAAGGCTTCAGAAGAAGAGGTAAAAGATTTTGTGCTTAACTATGTGTTAGAGAAGGGAGACATGATTGTCTACAATTTCTTTGCTGACAAGACACGTTATTTCAAAGAAGACTTCTTGTCGTTCTTGGATACAGTAAACATTCACTTTGTTGAGGATACGAAGTACGAGTCGTTTATTTACTTCAGAAACTGTGCGCTTCGTGTAACAAAAAAAGATATTGATTCGATCGACTATATTGACTTAGGCGGTTACGTTTGGCGTGACCAAGTTATCGATAGGGACTGGAGTGTAGTAGACGTTGAAAACTGCGACTTCAAAACCTTTATCAATAACATATCTGGAAACGAAGATGAGCGTATTAAGTCTATTGAGTCCGCTATCGGGTTCTTGATGAGCAGTTACAAGGATCCAGGTTATTGTCCTTCAATAATTCTTAATGACGAGGAAATGTCTAACGACCCAGAAGGTGGTACCGGTAAAGGTATATTTGCTCAAGCGATAAGCAAGATGAAGAAAGTTTCTTACATAGATGGTAAGGCATTTTCTTTTGACAAGTCCTTCGCTTACCAGACGATATCTACCGACACTCAAGTGGTTACTTTTGATGACGTTAAGAAAGGTTTTGACTTCGAAAGACTATTCTCAGTTATTACTGAGGGTATTACTATTGAGAAGAAAAACAAGGACGCTATCAGCATACCATTCAGGTACTCACCTAAGATTATCATTACTACTAACTACACAGTTAGGGGTACGGGTAACTCTTTCGTTAGACGTAAGTTCGAGTTGGAGCTAAAGCAATACTATAAAGCAGACTTCACTCCAGTTGATGAGTTTGGTAAGCGTTTGTTTGACGAGTGGTCAGACGAAGAGTGGGTGGTGTTTGACAACTATATGATAAACAACCTACAATTCTTCTTACGTCACGGGCTTATCGTTTCACAATCTAAGAACAGTAAGATTAAGAAGCTTGGTCAGGAGACACGACAAGAGTTTATTGAGTGGTGTGGATTAGTTGATGGGTCTATTAAGTCAGACTTAATTGTTTACGACAAACGAATATTTAAGGACGACTTGTATAACGACTTTATACTTGACAACCCTGATTACGCTCCTAAAGCTAAGTACACTATATCCAGAACTCTTTTCTACAAGTGGCTTGACCTATACGGTAAATTCTTAGATAACGTAGAGGTTACTGATGGAAGAGAGAAGATGGGTAGATGGATTATGTTTAACTCTAAAAAAGAAGTAGATGTTTCCGAGCTCAGAAGAGATGACGACGATATGTTCGAATTTTAATTGGTGCGTAGAGAATGACTTCCAAGTAACCATCCAACCTGTTGAGTGGATACCCGACAGGTACGGTGGTTACTACGGAAGTAAAGAGTGCCAAATACATATCCGTAAAGGTGGTATAACTACTGAGGGTAAAGACTTCATTTACAAGGATGGAGTTAAGTATACCAGTAAAGTAACAGTAGGAAGTAAGATTTATAAAGATAGTACAGAAGCAGCAGTAGCCTGTTGGGATGTGTACGCAAAACTAAGAGAAAGATATGGTTGAGTTTAGGGACTACCAAAAAGATATTATTTCCAGAGGCTACCAGATACTTCGTGAAAAGCGAATGTTGTATTTGGCTATGGAGGTTAGAACTGGTAAGACACTTACTAGTTTAGGTATCGCAGACACATTAGCTTGTGGTTACAACGTACTTTTTGTTACAAAGAAAAAAGCTATACCTAACATTCAAGACGACTACGATCTCTTGAAACCTAGCTTTAAGATAACTATAATAAACTACGAGAGCCTACATAAGGTTTCTGAAAAAGGTTGGCACACTATTATTGTAGACGAGGCACATTCTCTAGGTGCGTTTCCTAAACCTAGCTCTAGAGCAAAGCTTGTCAAGAAGATGATGGTAGTGAACAACCCGTACGTAATCTTCCTTTCTGGTACTCCAACACCTGAATCGTACTCTCAGATGTACCATCAGGTGTATGGGGTTTCCAACAACCCATTCTCGGAGTACAAGAGTTTCTACAAGTTTGCAAAGGACTACGTTAATGTTACCCAGAAAAAAATCAATGGGTTCAATATCAATGACTATTCCGATGGTCGGAAAGAAATTCCGGAAGCAATGGAGCCTTATACAATTTCTTACACACAAAAAGAAGCGGGGTTTGAGTCATCGATTGAGGAAGAAATCATTGAGGTTCCTATTAAACAATCTACCTATGAACTTTGTAGTAGGCTAAAAAGAGATTTAGTTGTAGAAGGTAAAGAAGAAGTTATTCTTGCTGACACTGGAGTTAAACTAATGTCTAAGCTACACCAGATGTATAGTGGAACTGTTAAGTTTGAGAGTGGTAATAGTGCTGTGCTAGACACTAGTAAGGCTGAATATATAAAGTGGAGGTTTACTGATAATAGGTTGGGAATCTTCTACAAGTTCAAAGCTGAGCTTGATGCTATCAAACAAGTTTTTGGTGATGAGGTTTGCACTACACTAGAAGACTTTGACTCTGGAAAAGCTAAACACATAGCGCTTCAGATTGTATCTGGTAGAGAAGGTATATCACTTCGTAACGCTGACTTCATTGTTTTCTACAACATAGATTTCAGTGCTACAAGCTACTGGCAAGCTCGTGATCGAATGACAACTAAAGACCGAAAATACAATAAGGTATATTGGTTGTTTTCTAAAAACGGAATTGAGAAAAAAGTTTACAGAGCTGTGTCAAACAAAAAGGATTATACCCTCAGACACTTCAGAAAAGATTTTTCTTAAATTTGTTATATGACTGAGCAACAGATACAAAAGAAAAGGATAGACCAACTTGAAAAGCAAGGGTATTATGTTCTGAAGCTTGTCAAAACAAATAAAAATGGTATACCAGATGTGTTGGGAATACACCCTGACGGGCGTGTGATTTTTTCAGAGATTAAAACACCTAACGGTAAGCTTAGTAAAATACAAGAGTATAGATTAAAAGAACTAGGTAAGTATGGATTCACAACTGAGGTTTACAGAGGAGAATAGTATGATACAGATATCGATCGATGTTGATAGATACTTGACTGCAAAGTACGACGATATTAAGTGGGATATATTAGACGTAGTTAATGACGTTGAGTATCCTGGTGAGGAGTATGTTATAGATCAGCAAGCTTTTGTTGTGAAGACTGAAATAGGAGACTATTTTTTTGTAGCTGACATTGTTTTTGAATCACCGATAGAGGTTCTTGTAGTTGATATTGTTGAGATAGATATCGACACGTTTCTAGATTATATTAATTTAAATAAATACATTAAATATGGCGTATAAATTTGAGGACTTAGATAAGTTCATGGGGTTCACTACGTGGACTGTTAGACAAAAAGTAGAAGAGTGTTTGCGTATTAATGCAGAGCTAAGATGTAACTTAGGCACTGATTCTACTAAAGCAGAAATTAAAGAAGCTGACCGTAAATGGAAAAAGATGGCTAGAGCCATTAATAAAATTGATCCAGTTGTTGGATCAGAGTTTCTAAGAACTATTGTTCTTGAAGAATTGGACTAACTGTTAATATCTTTGTATAAGAAGTTATTAACCTCAGTCTACTTATTCTATATATTTGTGTATCTAACACAATAAGAATGAGTTACATCGATAACAAACTGAGGTACATAAACCGATTAATGGATCAGGTTCATGACCTTGTTGATGAAATATATGAAGGGCTTGTCGATGAAGACTTCGATGCTATAAAAAAATCTTCTATTGCGTTGGAGGAACTACTAGAAGAAATCCTAAATTCAATCGATAATGCATAAGTACAATCATGTAAAAGAAAGAGCTATTGAGCTCTACAGGTCAGGTATAACAAACCTGAAAGAACTAGCAAGAACAATGTATTCTGAAGGTTCTTACGAACAAAGTGAAAACAACCTATATCAATTAGCTCGTTACACTATTAGAAAGATGGAGGCTCAGGAAAATAATCCGGGCTTAACTAAGGCTTGCGAAGAAGCAGGTGTTCCTTTTGAGAACGTAAAACACGGGTGGTATAAAGGTAAACACTGGTCAATAGCCTTTAAACAAGATAATGATGGGCCTACGTTTGACGATATGTTAAACGATCACTTAGACGCAATTAAAAACCACACGTTTAAATATGAACCGATCAAAAGGACTGTTGTTGCTGATGGTCATTTACTTGTTGTTGACCCCGCTGATGTACATATTGGCAAACTATCTACTGTCTTCGCAACGGGAAAAGACTACAACAATCAAGTCGCAGTACAAAGAGTCAAGGAAGGAGTAAGAGGTATCTTAGAAAAAGCATCTGGTTTTCAGATAGACAAAATACTTTTTGTTGCGGGTAACGATATCCTTCATATCGATTCACCAAAAAGAACTACAACTTCAGGAACTCCTCAGGATACTGACGGTATGTGGTACGATAACTTCTTAATTGCTAAAAGACTTTATGTCGAGGTGTTAGAGGAGCTAATGAAGGTTGCTGACGTACACTTTGTTTTCAATCCCTCAAACCACGACTACACACACGGGTTCTTTTTAGCGGATGCTATCCAGACTTGGTTCAAGGACTGTAAAAACATTACGTTCGACTCAGACCTTAGACATAGAAAGTATTTTAAGTACGGAAAGAACTTGATAGGAACAACTCACGGGGATGGGGCTAAGCAGAATAACTTAGGTGAGCTTATGTCTATAGAGGCTACAGACGACCTAAATAAAGGTGACTTTAGGTACTGGTACCTACACCACTACCACCACAAAATGTCTAAGGATACCGTTAGTTGTACTATCGAAACATTACGCACCCCTTCAGAAGCTGATAGGTGGCACGCCGATAACGGCTACATGAATATGCCTGCTATTGAAGGTTTTATTCACTCTAAAGACAAAGGACAAATCGCACGTTTAACCCATTACTTTCCATTAGATGAGAACTAAAATACAAGAGTTTTTGATCGAGCTAAACGATAAAAGCGAAGCTCTTTTTGCAGAAGGTTTTGATGACGCTATTATTGGTGTTGAGGCAGAATCAGAGAGGGTAATATACGACAAAGACAAGATGATAAAAATCTTAGTCGAAGAAGGTATGTCTGATCTAGAATCTATCGAGTACCTTGAGTATAATGTATGGGGAGCGTACGTTGGTGTACATACTCCTTTATACATAGACACGCTGAGTGATGACATTTAGTCTCGGGGATAAGATTACAACCAAACCTTGCTGGACTGATATATATAACAAACCTAAACAGGTTCATGTTATAGAATATATCGACGATAAATTAGCAAGAATAAGAGGTTTAGAGAATCAAGTAAGTATAATTTCAATTAAAACATTAAATGAGATCTTCACAAATACACTATGACAACGGTAAGGACTACGACCTTATTGATGTAATATCTGACTACGAACTAAACTTTAATCGTGGTAACATTATTAAGTATGTTGCTCGTGCAGGCAAGAAAGAAAACGAAATACAAGACCTACGAAAAGCAATGGACTACCTACAAAGGGAGTTAGATATCCTAACTAAAAAACGTGACAAGGTAGTATACGAATTTAAAGAGAATTGTTGAAATCACTTTGATGATAGTGAATAACTAATCCAATTGAATCCAATGCAATACAATGTAATACAACTATATTTGTACTGATTGTATTTATAGATTCATAATCTAGTTTGTTTTGAATGTAAGAAGGGAGCCTTAAAAAGCTCCCTTTTTTTATTTACCCATATACTCAGAGAAGTATATTGCGAAGGCTTTCTTAGACACTCTTCTACCAGCGTTTTTACCAGTTCTTTCTAGTAAGGCTAGTTCTTCAGCTTCTAAGCTAGTGCCAAACCTGTTGTATAGCATCAACGCTTGTACTTCAGGAGTGTCTTCGTATATTACATCAAGAATTTTTCTGTCTAGGTTGATGTTCTTAAGGTATGTAGTATACTTCTTATAGTACTTTTTAAAGTCTCTAGGTTCAAAGTTATCTACTAACATCTGATTGAATTCTTCTTGACTAAAGTATCCTCCGTCTTCTACCTTCTTTCTAATCATCTTATATACTTCTTGTTCGCTCTTCCATATGTCGGTTTCGATGATCATTTTCTGAGTCTTCTCTTCCGCCAACTTATCATACGAGATAAGCTTCTTATTTGTTGTTCTAGTCACTTTTTTTGTGGCAGAACCTGCAAGTCTTTTTACAACATTAGCTAACTCACCCGTAAGTGTCTTGTCTTCTTTAGCGTATGCATCAAAGCCAGCATAGATAAGACCGATTGTTGGATTAGTACTTTCGCTGGTTAAAATCTTTTCTACAAAAGCTTTAGACCTGATAGGTGAGAAACCATCGCCTAAAGCTGGAGCTATTAACTTATAGATTTCATCTACTCTATCGTCATATAAACCTTCAGCTGTTGGATGTATATCTTTACCTCTAGGCGCTGTAAAAATTTCTTTATCATAGAACAAGTCGTAATTCATGTTATATGCTATCATAGCGCTAAGACCAGGGTTTCTGCTTACTATTTGGTTAAAAAGCCCTTTAGTAACATCTAAAGGAAGTGCACTAGTTAACCCTTGAGATAAGTAGTTTTTAGTGTAAGAAGAATCATATCCTTTGTTTTTAAGTATAGTATTAATCACTATGTTTTCAGCAAGTGTAGTAAATACATTTGTTGTAGGTAGTTTCTTAAATCTTAAATACTCCCACTCTCCTTTTTCATCTTTCCTTCCAGTGAATATGATTTGATAGTTAGCTTTCTCGTATTCGCTAACAGACTTTAATATCTCTTCAAGATCGTCATCATCATCCATAGCTGATAAAAGTAAGTACATAGAAAGTGACGCTAAAGAACTTGAGAAGGCCATCAATTGAATCATACTAGAACCAAACTTGACAGGGTTGGCTAAAGCGTAGTCAATACCCTTTCTCAAACCTTGAGTAGCTGCGTTTAAGTAAGGAAATACTTTGTCAGCTTGTTTCACTACTGTTCCTCCCTGACTAAAATCAATTGTCTCTCTTGCTTCTCTTACAGCTTTTTGTTTTATAACTTCTAAAGCCTCTCCAGTAGGTTCTGCACCATTCTCTCTCTTATATTCTTTTATTTGGTTTTCCTTAGACTTCTCGTAAACAGACATTCTGAATGCTATCTCTGAAGTCTCTCCAAGATAAGACATTACATTACCGTATCCCTTCATCCAAGAAAGACCTATTTTTTTCCACTTACTTACAGGGTTTAGACTCTCAAGAGATTTTAAACCGTCTCTAGAAAGGTAGCTCATTCCGCCTCCATTTTCCATATACTCCCTGTACGTTTCTTTAAACTTACCTTTTTTAGTTAAGTCTGACAGGGCTTTTTGAGTAAAGAATTTCACAGCGTCTTTAGTTAGGTTGAACGCTCCTTTAAATTTATTGTTGGAGTAAACGTCAGACAAAAATAGTATGTTCTGGAAATCCACTGCGGTGTTACCTACAATAAATAATGGGTTACCACCAGTTGCGAAGAACCTAAGTATTTTTGTTCCAGAGTATTTACCAATTTTGTCAAGAGCTTCGCTATTCTTCTTTATATCTAACAATGAGTTTGCGTACTGGCTTTGAATAACCATGTACGTTGGAACACCATCCTTGATAAACCTTACTTTAGTGTATCCTGTAAGATCTTTTGCGGTATCATACTTATACTTCAGCTTTCCGTTTTTATACTTTCCAATAACAGGATTGTCTAGCATAAATTCACTTAAAGCTTCTTTTACCTCAGCGCTAGCTGATAGGTATCCTTCGTAAAACTTATTAAGCATCTTGTTCTCGAAGGTAACAGCTGAAATCATAGATATGTTTGCTTGTAGCAACCACTCAGAGTCCATTATTACATCGTTCTTGTTCTCGTTACTAAGGTTCTGAATAAGGTCTTTATTCATTCCAGTCATTTCAGCATACCTATTAAGGTCTTCTTTGCTAGTACCTTCTGGAATGATATACTTGATGGTTTTGATAGGTGAGTACTCTATATCTTTTAGCTGTTCAAAAACTTCTTGAGATATTAGTCCTGCGTCTCTTAATCTTTTAAGGCTATCTGCCATCTCACTAAAGTAGATGTCGACTCTTTTAGATAGATCAGAAAAATTATCTAGAGTCATCTCCATCTCTAAAAGATCCGCTTTAGCATCTTCATAAGTGTAGTTGTCCTTACCTACATAAGGCTCAAGACCTCTTTCGACTCTATTCTCATTGATAGCTACTATCCTTTTTATGAACACCAACTCATCAAGGTCTTTTCTTTGTTTATCGTTTAGACCTTTATATATCTTTTTGTAAGCTTCCTTAAATCTAAAGTCTGCAAAACCGCTAGCTCCAGCTCTATTAACAAACGCGTCAGCTGCTTCAGTAGCTTGTTTAGTACCTATTTCTTTTAGGAAGTCTTTTATCTTTACACCTCTGTCTAAGAATTTTTCTCTCAGACCTCGTACTACTTGTTTTAGCTTTTTTCTTTTTAACTTATCCTTGATCGCTTTTTCACTATCTTCTCTAAGCTTAGTAGATTTTCTTTTTGCTGGCCTAGATGATTCAGTGCTTGATAGTACAGAGTCTACAATCTCATCTATATTAGACTTTCTAAAAACAACACCAAGGGTTTTTACATCCTTCTTTGTAAGTTCTTTCCCGTCCTGACCTAAAAGTATTTGTTTTATAGCTCCATCAACGAATTCATCTAAAGTTATGTTAGAGAACTCTTCCTGACTCATTTGGTCAAATCCTTTTATCTTGTTTTTAACGTACTCAAAAAGAGCATTAAACCACTCTTTAAACTTATTTCTAGTGTCTTGAGATGCGTTTACTAAAGTCTCACCTCTATTACCAATAAGCTCAGCTAAAGCCTCTTCTTTTGCTAGTTCGATATCGTCAGGAAACTCCTTCTTCTTTCTTTCAAGTACCTCTGTTCCTTCGAGTAGTTTGTAACCCTTTTCAAGAAGTTGAGGATTGTTCTCCCTTAAAAAAGATGTCCATATGTGTGCGTATTCGTGAATAGCGGTGTTTACACTTTCATACTCAGGATTTAAGAATATTCTATTGTCTATAGTAAATCCGTAAACAACATCACCTCTTTTTAGTTGTTTAGATACCTCAGGAGACGCTAACATAGCTTCATACTCTTGCTTGCTGTTTACTACAGCTACAGAAGGAAATGAGCTTTTTATAAGGCCTAAAACAGCATTCAATGAATTAATTTTTTGCACTGGCTTAGCTCCTCTATACGCTTTAATTGTTGCGACCATGCCAGAAACAGCAATAGCTTGAGAAACAGCCGACATTGGTGTTGTTGCATCACCTTTCTCACTTACCTTAACCATAGGTGCTATTCTAGCATAAGCTTCAGGGAACACATCTGCCATATGAACAGGTTTTTCAAGAACACCTATTAACTGCCCTTTTACTCCAAATGGATAGTTTTGGTGATTTACCTCTCCGTCTTTTCTTTTTGTGACTTTACCGTTAATTACATCAATACCAGTTATAGAGATTACGTGAGAGTCAGGTATTTCTTTGGAAGCCTCTTCTCTTATGGATTCGTTTATGGTTGGTAGGTGTAGGTATTTGTAAAATTCTTTGCCTTTCGCTTCAAGAACTTTTGCTATTGCCTCTTTCTTGGGCACCCCTGGTTTTGATGCAGGCCCTAGATCTGTGCTTCCGTAAGTAAGTCTTTCTGTTATTATAACCCTGTTACCGATATTTATTTCCGTAATATTATTTAAAGCATCAACAATATTATCGTACTTGTTTAGGTGTCCAAGAGCTACTGTAGATTTGGCTCTATCTTTTAAATCTTCTTTTAGAGCCTCAAAAATTATTTGTTGCTCTTGTTTCGTGAAGTGTGTGTCAAGGTTGTCTGCTATAACTCTAAACAAAGCTTCGTTACTTTGTATAGATGTTTGTCCCATCTTAAGAATAGCCATAGGTACATGACCTTTAGGTAGTTTGCCTTCGTCCCAAAGCCTATCAAATAACTCTTTGTTTTTATTGTAAACATCCCTAGCATTTCTCAGCATTCCTTTAGCTGTCCTTTCATCAGTGTTTGCCCAAGCATTATTTTGGTTTCCTTTAGACATATTAAATCCAAGTCCACCAAAAAACTCCATTACTTTTCCAGTAAAAGGGCTAGTCCACTCACCTGTCATAAGTTGATCCGATATAGAGAATACAAATGGTATTCCTTCAAACTCAGACATGTTTTTAATTGTCTTCACTTTTCTACCAAACCTATCCCTTAAAGATTTTAAGCTTAACTTATTTTTAGTGGTTAACTCTGAAGGGTTTTCGAAAGCCGCTTGCTCGTCAGAAAGTTGATTCATTTCATCAACAACAGCTGTAATGTCAGACGGATCAACATCGGTTATAGTTCCTTTTTGGAACTTAGGTTGTTTAGCTTCTAACTTAGCTAGTTTTGTAGCTGCTTTTTTAGCTTCAGATCTAACAGAAGGAAGTTCTTGTTTGTAGTATTCGATAGCGTCAGCTACTCTTTCCTTCTCTTCTTGGAACTTTTCTTTTTCTTCTGCTTGTCTTTCTTTATTTCTTTTGATCTTCTCTTTAACCGTGTCAGACCAACCTTCTTCGGCGTCTGGTTTACTAGCTACTTGAAGTTCTGTTTTTAATATCTCAAGCTCTTTCTTTAGTCTTTCTGTTTGTTTAGCGTACTCTTCTTTAGCAATATTAAGGTTGTCTTTTTCGTTCTGGATTTCTTCGTTGACCTCCTCAAACCTCATATTAGCATCTTCGCTCTCTTCTCTAGCACGCTTAATATCTTCTTGTAACTGAGCTGATTTAGCTGCTTCTTTAGCCTTTGCTTTATCTTCGGCAGTCTTCTTTTTATTCATTGAAGCAGCCGCTTGTGGAGCTAATTTAGCTAGTGCCGCCTTTTGTTCAATGATAAGTGCGTCAGCCCAAACCTCTCTCATATCTGCGTCCAAGCCCATAGTTCTGGCTGTTCTAACAAACTTGTCTTTAGCCTTTCTTAGGTTTTCTTGTGCGCCTTTACTACTGGTTGACTCAGCGTCTGACTCAGCTTCTTGGAGTGTATTGAATAACTCAGTTAGTTTTTTGTGGTCAGCGTCTTTTAACTGACCTGTTCTATCTAAGCCCTGTTCTCTTTGTGTAGTGGGTTTTTTAGGAGCCGTCTTTTTAGCAGGCTCAGCTTTCTTTGTAGGCTGTTTCTTTTTAGGGGTGGTCTTTTTGGTTTCAGCAGGTTTAACCTCCTGAGTTTGCTTCAGAAACTTATCGCTTCTTCTTATCGCTTCTTCGACCGTCTTATAAAACTCTCCCCGATCTTGTCCTTGCTGAACGGCATTTCTTGCAATATTTGAAAGAAGTTCTTTTCTTCTTGTGGGGTCGATGTACCTTGATTCGATTGCCCTTTTGTTTGCTGCTTCATGTTTTATTTTTTTGCTTTTTAGATACTCTGCAAATTTAGATATCTTTTCGTTAAATTCAGTGCTTTGTCCCTTACTAAAATCCAAGAAAACTAATTCTCCAGTACTTTCATTGTAAGTAAAGTCGTATATATCATTATCCTTAAGAGCTTTAAGAACCTCATCGCTCTTTGATTTGTCTGTTTTAATAGTGTATTCTAACACACCGCTATCGCTGTTGTAAGCGTCAGAATTCTCATCTACGTATTGAGCAGCTATAGTAGCTTCCTGTACTTCTGTAGTTAAAACACCTATAACAGCAGCGTACTCTTCGATCTTTCCTATATCCTGCCCAGGCTTAAACCTAACTACGTTTTGTATTTCCCTAATTTTAGTGCCTTTTTCGTTTATAAAGCCACCTATACCTTCTTCTATTGCTTCTATTTCAAGGCCTATAGCTTTAGCTGTATTTTTTATAGCGCTGATATGTTTTTTATAGCCCTTGGATTTTCTTAATTCTCCAGCGTCATTAACGCTTTCTACGGTAGTATCGTAGAATGGCGCAACAAAAACTCTAGCATCTGCTTCAGCAACAACCTCTTCTTCAGCTTGCAAGCTTCTAAGCCTTTCTCTTTCAGCGTCGAACTCTTCTCTAGTGTCGAAGATGGTCTCACCAGCCATAGTATCTTTAACCAACCTTCCAATACCATCGGTATACATAAACACCGTAGATCCATCCTCGTCGATATACTCTTCATCAACGCCTTCTTCCTCTAATTCCGACTGAACACCTGGGGTTTCTTCTTCAGTAGCAGTCTCTTCTTCAGCAGCAGTCTCTCCTTCAGTAGCAACTTCTTCCTCAGTAGCAACTTCTTCTTCGGTAGTTTCCTTGCTTACAGTTCTTTTAGATATTTCAATTAACTCTTCATTTACTTGGTCTATTCTTTCTGCAATAGTTTGACCCATTGCATAGTCAAGACCAGCTTTTTGTTTTTCTAGATTCTGTTTTTCTAATATAAGATCGAAAGCTCTTCTTCTATCTTCTTGACTTATGTTTTGAGGTATCTTCGACGATATAGCGCTTACAAAATCTAGGCTTTTTATATTCTTGTCATACTGTTCTTGAGTGATATCACCTGCTTGTAAAAGTGTTTTTTGGTGTAGCCTTGCAAGTTCATTTAGTTTTGGGTTCAAAGCCATTTTGTCAGCAGTGTCAAAAAGCTTTCCTAATTCAGAAGCTCTTTTACCTTCCTGAATAGTAGTACTTACGTTAGCGGCACTACCCATAGCAAAACCTCCAATAGCTTCTAATACACCCGCCTTTAAAGAGTTCTTTAACATCTCTTTAGAAAAGAAATCAGGGTCTTTAAACAGCTCTACACCTTTAGCTGTCTCGTAAATACTCTTTATACCTACCTCAGACAACTCTTGCGCAAAACCAGTCTCAAACTCTCCAGCAGCAGCTGTAAAAACTCTAATACCGTATCTAGCGTACAGGTTTGTTATTTCTTTATTTACTAAGGTTTCAAAGTCTTTTACGGTTGCGTTTGTAGCAGCCTTACCCAGTACGTTTTTTGTAATTAACTTTACTATAGCGGGACTTTTTCCCATCATGTTTCTGAAACCAACATTCTCAAGTATACCAGCAACTAAAGCTATAGGTGCTTTAAAAAGATACTTTTCATTCTCTGATACGTTATCAAAGTCTGGGTCGTTCAAGGTTTCTTGGTCTAGAGCATCTACTCCAAGAAGAGCAAACTGAGCTATTCTTTGTTCTTTAGTACCCATCATGGCACGTAAACTACCAGCCATACCTTCAAGACCTTCGTATATAAGACTTTCCTCTCTAAACTCTTGTCTTTTCCTGTCGTCAATATCAACTCCTAGAACCTCTTTCAAAGATTCTCTTACCATTGGTTGATACTCTTTCTTTTTGTCTTTACGAACCTTGTCTAAGATCTCAGAGTCTTTCATACCCTTATCCTTAAACCTCTTGTAGTCGTTTTCTGACATACCAAAGTTTGGTAGCACAGATGTAGCCATATCTATAATGGTTCCTAAAAGACCTGATTCTTGTGTGTTTTCTAAGAAAGCAGCAAAAATCCCTTCAACCATAGTGCCGTCACCGCCAAAAGCTTCTCTCATAGCCTCCTCTGAGGTTTTATAAGCTTTATCAAGTTCTGCGTCTAAGAAATCTTTTTGTCGGTCAAGATCAATCTTCATCGTTTCCGACTTAGAGATCTTTTTATTTAGTTCTTCAAACCCTTGTGTAGTATCGAATGTAGGGTCTGCGTTCTTCTTTTGAACTAGTCTCGCTTGTTCTTCAGTCAGTTCTCTTCTAAGAGTTCTGTATTCGTCAAGTGAGTTTTGGTAAGCAGTTTTCTGCTGTGTTATGTAGTTTATTAATGCTTTGTCGGAATCAATCTCTGGAGACTCCAATGAACCAGCCATTGAATCTGATTCCGTATCTTCTTTTTTTTTTGGCTCTTCTACGGGTTTCTGTAAACCAAACAAAGAAGAGAAGCTATCGAATGGAACGTTAAATAATTCTTTTTCTACACCAGCTTTATATACTTGCTGTGCTTGGTCGTAGTTCATGCTAGAAAAAGCTTCTAAACTTACAGCTTCTGAATCTAGTAACCCTTGTTGAACATACGCTTGATAAAGTTGTTCTATAGCTTCTTTATTCATTCCCTTTATTTTGTTATTGGAATAGGTTGTTTAAGTTCTTTTGTTCCTCGATAAAATCGTCTGGTAAAAACTTCTGTAGTTTTAATAGGTCAGATTCATTAACATCTATTGTTTGGTAAGTTAGTCCTGATCCAGAAATACCATAAGCCTGCTTAGTTTGACTAATATAAGTGTCTATCTCCTCTTGAGTAGCTCCATTGTTTCTCATTTCTTCGGCTTTATTAGATATTGTAGATCCTATACCCATTAATTCCGTGCTGTCAAGACTAGATTTTGAAGGTGGTATATAAACACTTAAACGGTATTTATAGTTTGGATTCTCGTCGGTACCTGTATTAATTTGCTCTACCTGAGTCAACTGAACAGCACCAGAATGTTTTAGTTCTGTAGCACCCTCAATATAAGGAGCTATGTTATATGTTTTATCTAAAGGAGTTTGCCAAACCTTAGCTGCGTATTGACCTTCATTGTAATTAACAACAGTTGATTGAGGGTCAAGCATTTTTCTTTCTGCTTCAGCTTCTTTTTTCTTAGCCCTCTCTTCTCTGTCTGAAGAAATTTTAAAGTTACCTCTTTGTATAGATAGTCTTATTCCTTCAACTTCATTTGCAGCTTCCTGATCTGTAAGGTATGATTTGGTTTTATTTTCATATACATTCATAAGACTACTCTTAAGAGCGTCTTTATTTTCTATTTCTAAACCATCTCCATAATCAATATCATTCTTTACAGCCAAATCAATTAACTGATCGTCTGACATTGTATCGAACTGTTCTTTTAGGAAGTTTTTAGTGTTTGCGCTAAGATCTCCGTTGGGCATATATGTAGAAACTACAGCCTTTCCTTTGACTTGTGTGGTTGGTTTGATACCAGCCATAACACCCTTGAATATATCGTTATCACTAATACCTTCTTTAGCTGATAACATATCTTGCATACCAGATAAAGAAGTTTGTTGTAAGCCTCTCTTGCCACCTCTACTTAGAAAAACCAACTCACTATTTTCGTTAACAACAGGCAGCATGTCCTGTGTAAATGAGTTTAGGCGCTCTATAACAGCTTCATTGTATTTAGATGATTTACCACCAAGTTCATTGTGTTGCTGTATAAAAGAAGATACGTTACCTACCATGTTTCTATACTGAGCTGAAGCGTTTGATAGCTTTCTCATTCTAGAGTTTAGTTGAGACTCACTTATTTTACCGTCCTCATATAATGAGTTTAGTATCTCAGCATGTTTTTTTATCGAGTCTTTTGTTTTATCAGCTACGCCATCGATATTATCGATCCCTGTACCGTCAAACTCTCCTATAATTTCGTTACCAAACAGCTCCTGCTGTTTCATTAAGAAGTCTTGACGATATTTAGCTTGCTCAGCAGACTCTTTTCTTTTAGATTCAGCGATATTAGCAAATCCCATTGCTATGTCACCAAAGCTAACTGGCTGTACTTGATTAGCTGCTCCAGCTGCTGCGTAGTATGCTCCTCCTTTAGACATTACCTGTTAATTCTTTAGCTAATTCATCATTACTAAGAAAGCTATTAGCCGGATTAGCCATTTTGAATCCTGCCATAGCGGTACCCGCTAGTCCGGTGATTCCTGCGTTTAGCATTTGTCTACCAGCGGCAAGTTCAGCTCCCATACCTTGTATTTCTTGGCTTTCTCTTGCCTCTTGCATACCTCTGATTCTTGCTTCGTCTTGAGCTCTCATTTGCTCTATTTGAGTTTGCTGTCTATCAAGGTCAGCTGCGATTTGTTGTTGCTGCTGTTGTTGTTGTTGCTCAGCTACTCCTAAACCACCTACAAGACCTCTAACTCCTCCTGATTGTAGTGCACCAACAGTAGTAGCAAAGCGTCTTTGCGCTTCTTCTGTCTTCATCTCGGCAGCAAGAGTAGATACTCTCATACCTTCCGTTACATTCTTAAGTTCTTGTCTTTGGTAATTCTCTAATGCTTTTCTAGCTTTATTAGCTCTTGAAGCTCCAGAAATCATTTGTCCTATCGATCCGATAGCACCAATAGCTAAACCCGCTCCACCTAATGCAGCGCCCGAACCTCCTAGTCCGGCAAGCTTACCTATTTTTTCAAATAAACTCATATCGTTTTATTTTTACAAATATACAAATTATTACATGAAGCTCTTGACTACTTCACTGTTAACAGCGAATAACTCTAGAGGTTCAGTAGTGTTGTTAGTTAATCTTACGTTGGCGTGATAACCTTTTAAACCATAGCTTTCTGCTTCAGGGTTTTTAGCTACAAAACAAAAGTCAGATACCGACGGTGTATTATTTACTGTATCTACCACAAGCGTTGTACTTGTCTTGTCTGTTACAGAACCCATTAGTAGATTGTCTACACCATCAAAGAAATATAATGAATCACCTACTCTTGCAGACGAAGGAACATTAATAAACGCAGCAGTATTGCCGTCTATGCTAGTTAGATTACCTATACCCTGAACAGAAAGTAGTCTTGTATTAAGTATATCATCTAGGTTTCTTCTAATGTAAGCCCAGTATTTGTCTTCTTTATCTTTGAAGGATAGTTTGTTGATGTGACCTTCGTCTAAATTAGTTACAATACTTGCGTCCCAGTTTCCTGAATTACCTTCCAACTCAACTGCTTTGAATATTTTTACCTCAGAAGGCGAAGCATTCATTACAAACTCAACCTCTGTGTTTGCAGGAGATTGACCATAAAACACATTTCTTTGACCTGTCTTAATATTATGTTTATATAATTGACCATCCTTAAAAGTATAGAAATTATTACCTACACTAGTCATGGACTCTGGAATGTAAGAATAAAAAGAGGCCCACCCTTTAGCGTCTGTACTGAAAGCAACGGTGTATTGGTCTCCTATTGATGCGATGTAATGATCGTTATACGGGTCGTAACCAGCGATGGCTGTGTTTCCAGATTCTAAACTTAAGTTGTCGTTAAACCAACGCTTCATCCCGTATTGGGATATCTCGAATATTCCGTTGGCATCTAAATCACAAACAACTCCACGTCTGTTATCTACAAAGTATATACTGTTTCTCCATAGCTGAACTGAGTCAGGTGAGTTATTTATACCATACTCTCCCAAGTAAGCTACTTCTTGACCTAATACATTAAGTGTTTGAGATACGTCACCTGTTCCAGATGCTGTGAATAAAACGTTTTTGTTTACAAGGATTCTATGAACCTTATCTTCTTGAAACGATATAAGATCGGTGTCTTTAGACACAACCTTGGTAATACGACCATATTTATCGTCTAAATCTTTGTAGTTTAGTAGATTTAGGTTGAAAGAACTCAAGCCGTTATATCCTGTAGATTGTTCGTATACTTCGCTGTAAGTGATTGATGAAGGACGTACAGTTTTACCGTAATCATCTATTTCTTCGTTAACCCTAACACCCATGTATATTTGTAGGTTGGTCTGTAAGTCTAACGCTTTAGCAGACTCTGTTCCATCTCCGAAAGCCCAAGCGTTGTAAGCATCTAAAATTACTATACCGTCGTCTGTTGCGTTCTGATTTTGACTGTTGCCTTGATGGTATCGATCTATAATATCGTAAGTTCCAGGAACTTCGTAGTACACTGACTCTGGAGCTGATTTCTCTACAGACTCAAAAACTAATGCGGTATCAGTGTCAACGTCCACTTGATTAGGATCTACCAAAGCTCCACTAACCCAATCAAAGACTGTGTTTACATCAAAAGAAGATTCTAGTTTAGCGTAAGCTCCTGCTTCAGAACCAGAGTAAAGTTCATTGGCTTCAGCTGTATATATTTCTACAAAATCGAAAATATACTTAGTAGCCATACGTCCCTTTCCATTATTCTTTAGGACAACATTTCTTTCAGTGCTTAGTTTGTTGTAATCATCTTGATACATTTTAACATACATCACACCATCTTTCTTGTATGCAGGACCTTCAGTTCTTATGGTTTCATACAGACCAACATTAGACTTTACAGCAAACTTATATCTCTTAGCCCAACTAGGAGCTAAGTGTTCTATATTTACTCTTAATCTTGTAGAAGTATCGTTAGCACTAAAATTTATAGTGCTTTCTAAGTAATTAGAAAGTACAGTTGACTTTCTACCGTAGTCATCAAAATAAACAAAGCCAACCTCGTATGTGTGCCCAGCTTTTAGTGTTTTTTCTGCTTGACCACCTGTTATTGTATTCCCTGGTGTTTGTGCTAAAGAATAGTTTAGAGTAGTATCAATATCGTAGTTTTCTTCATAACCCCCATAAACCAATCTATTACCTATCATAGCCTGTGTAGAGGCTTTTAAAGGAACGTTGTCATATACTTTATTGAATTCATTTGAAGCCAATACAGGATATGTCTTGTCGTTTCTGAAGTAGAAAGAATCTGTTAAGTTATCAGCACCAAGCTTCTTATCTGTATGTATTCTGTATGCAGTGTTTTTACCGTTTTCTACGGCGTATACCTCAACTTTCTTTACTTCAGCCCCTCCGTTGTTGTAAAACACTTGTATATTGTTCCATGTGTTAGCCATACCTTGATTTTCTGAGTCAGAAAAGTCGGTATCTATTATTCCTGCTAAAAATGCAGGTTCAGAGAATGGCGATAAAGCACTCCACTCACCGTGAGTATATTGGTATCGGTAAGCGAAAGAAAACATCTTGTCTTCTATATTGTTGTTGTCAGCGTACTGAGCCGAGTTATATCCTGTAAATGTAGGCTCGTTTTTAGGAGCTGCTTTTATAACAGATATATCAGCATCTGTAAAGGTAGTCCATAATTTAGCTTCAGATATCTCTATACGTCTTGGAGGATTGTTATTATCCGTCCAGTATAAGAATACTTTGTCGTTATCTGAATCTATTACAATATCAGAGCTGTGTATTCTGTAATCTGAACTAAAGTTGAGTGCACTGCCACTAATAATAATTTCTGAAGCCTCTGTTTCTTCGTTATACTCTACTATATAAGATCCGTTATCAGAAACTACAAACCAGTATATTTTTTTGAGTCCGTCACTACTTACAGATCCGATACACTCAGCATTTGATCCAAAGTCTAAACTACTTTTAACTGCGTTAGATAAAGCGTTCTCGATAGATCCAACATCCGATCCTTCAGAGTTAGCTACCTTTACGTTCAAAGCATCTCTATATTCACCCTGAGGTATAAGACGCTCATCAGCGTCTTTGTTCATCTTTCCAGATGTAAAAACGTTCTTTATCTTCATTACTTAATCCATTTATCTCGTCCTCTTAAGACTTTAAGTATATCTAATGGGTGTATGTCCATCATCCTGATCTTCGTGTTTCTTAACGAAGAAGATGCGTCCTTTTTCATTCTCCTTACAATATACTCTTGAACACCAAACTTGTTTTTGATAATCTCATGAGCGATATACTTGTATAAAAAGTCTTCAGCGAGTTTATGGACTCTTAAATCTGAATCTGTGGTATTGTATAGACCATCTGTCACGTATTCTATAACTAGAAGTTTTCCGTCCAGCTGAGAGCTAAAGTTTATAACACCAAGCTTGGTATTTACGTTATATAAACTATTGGTGTTTGCGTCAGATGTATCTAGACCGAATCTACCACCAGAGTAGTCATCTTGGTTTGAGGTAGGGTCTGTTAATTCTACATTATACTCAGCACTTCGAATATCGTGAATAGGTGTACCGTATATAAGGTTGTTAGATGTGTTAACCTCATCAGAGAAGAAGTTACCAAATGAATCTTGTAAAGGCCCTTGATCAACAACTTTTGTTCTTGTGCTTTCGTTAAGAGGTATTAACCTTCCTGTATCGTCTTTGTATGATATCCTTACTAATCTGATAAAGTCTCTTGGGAAAACCACTTGTAAATTGTCTGGTAAATCTTGTTCCCAAACCTTTATCTCGTTAAGTGCGTCGTAGTGGATTTCTTGTAACCCACGCTTCGCATGAAATATAATATCACTTCTATCTACCGAGTTAATTACCTTGCTGTCTCCAACGTAAAAAAGTCGAAAGTTATTTACGACATCAGCCATTTTAACATACTGTTCTTCACCCCAGTACTGGCCATCTTCGTAATACGCTCTATCGTTTGCTGCTGCCATCTCTTATGAGTTTTCTTTTTGGTATTGATTGGTATCCAAACTTGTCGCTCCTTGAACAACCTCTGCGTCTCTTATTGTAACACCAGCTAATTTAAGAATCTCTAAAACAAGTTTTGGTGCGTCTTCAGCGGGAACTTCGAAGTCTTGGTATCCAGTTATGTTAGGGTTGAATATAGGGTCTTCTGAAGCTGATATGTTTTGATAAGTCCACACAGGGTCTTTAGGAACTCTTATGTAGTTAACTATTACATCCACTGTTACATTTGTCGGGTTCATTTTGTATACACCATCAGACTCAGTGTATGTGGGATATAGTGAGTTTGGAGAGGTCATATTAGATGAACCAAGAAGTAAAGCTCTAGAAAGAGAAACCTTTTCAGCAATCTTTCCGTCGTACTGCAAGTTAATCGCTTGGTACATATCAGAAGGTATCGGGTAAGAACTTCCGTCAATACTAATATCATCTGACGTTACAAAAGAATCTATCTTTTCTTGCAACGCACTTAAGGTGTCTCCGTGCTCAGAGCTGAGTCTTCTAGCGTTTTTCATCGCTACAAGCTTGTTATATTCAGAGAAGTATAGGTTGAATACATTCATCTGAGCCTGCTTAGCGTATAAGTTAAACTGCTCAGGAGTCAAGTACCCTCTATTCTCTTTATTTAACGCAGTGAGAACAGTCTTTCTCACGTCGTCTATCATATGAACCATATCCCGTTTATTTGGTACAAAAATACAAAAAAAAAGAGGATGCCTTTTGACACCCTCCTTTCACATATGCTTTGAACGTATGCTTACAATTCGTTTGCGATCTTTTGCATAACGTCAAGTCCTTCGTCTGTTTTAAAATAAGCACCTAGAGCAGAGTAAACATTCTCACCGTAAGGTATGGTAACAATCTTCTCTTTCTTTCCAGATCCCCACTTAACAGTTCGTTGATCTTGGTCTACAGAAATAACTCCCATTTCAACCGCTCTAATAGCTAAGTTTCTAAGTTTAAGGTTCTCGTCGTTGAGTAACCCCATGAACTTATCTGGGTTGTTTTTAGCCCACATCAACATATCTCTCTTAATTTCTTTAGAGGTCATGTTATTGATACGACCTTTGATTACAGATCTTGCGATAGCTTCTAAATCTTCAATATCTAAAGACCTAACTGCGTTCATTGCTTCAAGTTCCAACTCAACTCTATCAAGCTCAGCTTCTGCTTGTGCTCCAGGGTCAAATTCAAAAAATATGCTACCGTTATCTGGGTGCTTTAATAAAAATTCTTGTAATACTTGGTCTTCTTTACGAATATCTAGTCTACCGTTTCTAAATATGATAGCAGGAAGTGAAACATCACCTACTTGCTCGTCTTCAAAGACACTTGTTTGGTTTGATGCATAACGAAGTGTTCTATACACTCGCATTTCTTCATCAAAATATTGTAGTGGTTTATTTGTTGAGTGTCTTGAACGTAAGATATAGTTCACAGGTGTTAGACCATCCTTTAAGATAAACACTCTATTTTTTAGCTCAGGAAGAGCCTTTGCAATTCTTTTTGCCATTTTATTGTTATTTAATTTGATTAAAAATAAAGGTAGTAATTACCCCCGCCGTTGTGACGAGGGTAAACTACCGAGGTATATTACTTCAATAATACGAAGTTGTTAGCTCCCATAACACAAAGTGCACGCTCTGATAAGAAGTGTACTTGCATTGCATCAAGATCGCTATTGCTAGCTCCACCAGCAGATCCAACTACCCAAGACTTGTATTTACGGTCTTCAGTAGCAGAACGGCGGTACTTAACGTGTAGGAAAGGAAGAGTCGCTGACTCACCCATTACTTCGTCATATACGCTAGTTGTACCAGCTGGAGCAATTAAACCATCTACACCACCAGCGATAGCGCCAGTTGTAGCGTCGTTTAAGTATTTCCAGTCAGTCTTATAGAAATCATATCCTAAGTTGAATCCTGAGAATCCAAGGCTAAGAGCCATGTTTTCGTCATTATCGAATAAACCGTAAGATGCAGCTCCTTGAGTTCCGTAAGTGTTTAATCCAGCTAATACAGCGTCAATCTCGAAAGATTTAGTTCTGTTAACAAAGATTACGTTCTCTTGGATAGCTCCTTCTTGGTCTAGTACCTTAACGATGTTATCGATATCGGTTTTGCTATCAATAGATCCAGCAGCGATGTTACCACCTTGCTCTACTTGGTAGAATAAACCTTCAGTACCTTTATAGTTCTCAGTAAGAGCAGCAGATCCAGCAGCAGCAGGAACGCCCTCTACCATAGAAAGCTCTAGGTAATCTTCGAAACGCTTACGTGTTTCAGACTCAGACTTTAGGTACCATAGGTATCCAGCGCCTTCTACTTCGATCCATCCGATTTGAGCCATGTCAGAACCAGCTACTTCATACTTATCTTTAATGATAATAGGAGTAACAGAGTGAATGTCTTTAGGAGCTTCTAGAGATCCAGACATACCATTAGTTCCTTTTCTGAATTCAGAACCGTAAACAAAACCAGAGATAGCTGCACCTGTAACAGTTAATGAAGCGCCTGCATATGGAGCTACTTCAAATTCATTAGCGGTTAAGCCCTCTGCTAGTACAATACCTTTATCAGTGTTTGTACCGTCAGTTAAGATAACTGTTTGACCAGCTCTAAAAGAGTGACCAGTTGCAGTAATTACATTACCAGTTACAGACATTCCTGTAGCAGCAATGTGAAGACGACCTTGCTCTGACCACTGGATAATATCAGAAGAGAAAGGAACTTCAGCTCCCATTCTTGATAGGAATCCAGATACAGAACGATTACCGTACTTTGCGAATTCTTTAGCTTGTGTGTCAGGTAGGTACTGAGACGCGAATGCGAATGTATCCCCAATATAGTTACCTGGTAAAGCTACCTTTGATGGTGCAGGTGTTAAATTTGCTGCTGGTAAAACTCCAGCTGCTGCACCGTTTAAATCTAATGCCATTTTTTATGTTTTTTAGCGTTGTTTAAAATTTTAGTTTAAATTCGCTACTTGAATCATTCACCAACCTGATTTTCGGCACTCCTGTCTCAACACCCTTGTTATCCCGAACAGACATGTCGATGTTCTTGGTTTCTTTTACAATCCCATCGGTTGCGTCTGCTCTACCCTGCTCATAGAAATATTTGGCCATGGCGTCTGCATTAGTCGCAGCGAATAGAGCTTTGTGATATGAGGTGGCATCTTTTATGATACCATTCTCATCCAAGTGTTGAGCAAAGAAATTAGAAATATCAGACTGAAACTCTTTGACTTTGTTTACATCCTTCGGGACAAACGCTTGTTTCTTTTCTCCGAGATCGAATTCAAAACCTTTGAACTCTTCATTGAATAGACTGCTTGTCTTTTCAGCGAAAACTTTAGCCCTTTGCTCAGTTAGTTCCTTTTCCTTTTGCGAACTTTGTTTATAGTCATTGTAAAACTCGTAAGCCTCTTTTACGTCTTCAGGAAGGTTAGCAGAACTTGACTCAAGTGGTGCCTTATACCTTTCCTTCAAATCATTAAAGTGGTTTCGAGCTTTATATAACTCATCTTTTAATGCTACCTTCTTTTCTCTAATCTCATCATTCTCTGCGTAATCCTCATCGTAAGAGAAATTCTTATTGATAAGGAAATCAATATCCTCATCGTCTAAGTGTGGCTTAGTTTCTTTGTAGTACTGTCGTAACACGTTAGTGTCTTCAACTGAGTTCCAGTCTTTTTGTAGGTTTAAGTAATCCTCAAAACCACGTCCTGTCTCTTTTTTGTACTCTAAAAACTTAGCTACATCTTCAGGTAGCTCTTCAGTATTTGTCTGAACTTTTACTTCTTCGAGCTCTTTGATTCTGGCGTAAAGTGAATCTACGTCAACCTCTGGCTCCTGTGCTGCAACAACAGGTTCTTCTTGTGGTTCTTCCTCCACTACTTCTGGCTCAGAAACTTCTTCTTGAACCTCTGTATTTACATCCTCAGTCAGCTCTTCAGTTACTTCTTCTTGAGCTTCAACCTCTGGCTGTTCTGGCTCAATAGCGTTTCCGTTATCGTCCAGTACTTTAAAATTCCATTCCATATTATATTAGATTTGGCACAAAGATACAAAAACCTTAAATATCCATTAAACCTTCAAGTCCAGAGCCTAGTGAGTCCTGTCCATCAAAGTCTATTGGGTCTAAGTCTTGGTTTCTTTGCTGAATTAATTTAGATTGTTGGGTTGCTTGCTTAGCAGTTCTTTGATCTTTACGATCTTCTTTGTATTTCTCCTTATCCATATGTCCTTGTACTTCAGCCATCTTTATTTGGCTGTCCATACTCTTCTGCATTTGAATAAGTTGTGACTTCAATTGAAACTCCATCTGCATTCTCTGTAACTCGTACTGAGCCTCTAACTCTTTTAGTTTGGCCTTAACCTCACCTTCAGTCATTATAGTCTGTTGCTTACCTTGTTCAGCGGTCATAGCTGCTTGTTGGTTTGCTTCAGCTTGCAATGCAATATTCTCTTGTTGTCTCTTGTTATCTAACTTCTCTTTTCTTTGCTTTCTAACCTTAAGAAGTTGAGAAGCAATCTTGGTGTTTTTGATAGACCTAACATCAATAGCGTCGTCAATATCAATCTTTCCATTAGCTAAAGCTACTTGAATGTTTTGTTCTAAAACAGCCTTCTCTTCTTCGTCTGGATGCAACTCAATATATATACCAAAGTCATGTAGGTGTAGTTCAGAAATTTCTTTTAATATCTCTAAACTAGCTCTACCAATGTTTTTAGCAAAGTCCTCTGCCATATCAGAGTACTCCAACATGTCAGATATTCTATAACTGATACACTCAGCAATACGTTGAGTAACAAATAGTCCAGACTTTAAGATATGTCTTGTAGCTGTATTTGAGTTTAGTGCTGCTAGTTTTTGTACACCCACCAAAGAGTTTGAATCTGGCATACTACCGTCTCTAGCCTCATTAAGACCTGTTACAGACCTAATCATATTTAGGTTGTAGTTGTACATACTAATAAGCGAACTAATCTTACCGTTTGCTCCAGAAGAAGTTAGCTCTTGTACTGGCACTTTACCGTGGTTGTACTCACCATCTTCAGTATAGCTACGACCAATAACCGATCCTGTTTGGAAGTAAAGGTTAAGCGCTTCTTGAGGTGTATACGAAGCTCCGTTACCCAAGTTAATAGATGCCAGACCATCAATATCTAAGTACACACCATCAGGTATCATCTTAGAGGTTACTTGCTGAAGCTTTAGGTGAACCATTTGGATCTGGTCAGCAAAAGGAATCATTCGCTTTACCAAAGAGTCAATCTGTCCTCTATACATTTTAGGGGCAGACACAATATACGGCGCGTGAACTTTTTCGATGGCTGACTTTGGTCTAACCATATTTTTCATAAGATCCCATTTAAGAATCTTATCTGTACCAAGAACTAGTACACCCTCATACCAAACGTCAATACGCTTTGATAGTACCTCAAACTTTTCGTTCTCTGGCGGGTTGAATGAATCATCCTTTTTGATTACTTTATCAGTCCCAACTGGAGTAACCTTTTTCTTGTATACAATATTCTTATCTGTCTTATAACAGAAGTAAAGTAAGTTTACCGTGTTCTTATCAAACTCAGAGTTAGATGCACTAAACTCTTTTCTTAGGTTTTGATAGTAGTCCCACTTAGACGCTGTCTTAGCAATATCTCTTAGCTCATCAGTACTTAGTGATGGATCGAGTTTTTTAAGCTCTGTAACGTTAACGTTTTTTACCTCTCCGAAATAGTAACAATCCTTAAACGTTGGGTCGTCTGTAGGGCTATGGATAAGGTTTGCTGGGTCAACGTACTCGACTCTAATACCATCGTGGTTGTTGAAAGAGTGTTTTAACGCTGATATACCAATAACAGTAGCGTCTTCGTCAATCCTCTTTTTAATTAACTCGTAGTCATTATTGTTAAGGATTGATTCGATAGCTTTTTCTTCAGCAATCTCAATATCATCCTTGTAGTCAATAATCATATGTAAGTCAAGCTCGTCCTGTGTTTTAGGTAACAAATCTGACTCAATAGAAAACATATCTTCTCCAATATTCTCACCGATTTTCTCAAACAAATCCTTGTTTCGCATTTCGGTTTGAATCTTGTTTTTGTAAACAGACTTTTTGTTGCTAGATACAGAGTCTACAGCGTTGGCTTTTACGTCAAACAGTCTGTTAGACATTCCGTTAACAACAATGTCTACAAACTTAGGGATGATAGGTACTGGAGTCCAGTCTAAATTTAGGTAAGAAATGTCTCCGTTAACAGACATCTCATCTTTGTATTTTTTAACAGACTGCTCACCCATTGCGTAGCTACGCAAGTTATGATAATTTCTTCTGCTATTGTAGAATCTAGAACCGCTACCGTCTCTTTTAAACCACTCATTCTCAATGGCTCTACCTACTTGTAGACCATATTCAGGTGTAGCTTTCTTTGAGTCAGAAGCAAATTGATCTGGAAATCCACCAACATCTGATGTTTTTGCCATATTATTTCTTTAGTATTGAGCTAAATAAACCGCTGTTATTATACTTTGCAAAGTTAACATTTATTTCTTTACTGACTTTTTGTGGTTTCACAAGGTATTTTTGGTTAGCCATAATAGCTAATCCCGATGATACAGTGGCGTCAAACTTGGTACGCTTGCTGATATCGTAGTTAGCCCAATCAATAAGTGTCCTGTTAAAATACATGTTACCAGAACCTTCTTCAGTTAGCCCAACATGCTCTTCTATATAAGCCTCTAAAGCCTCTGCGTGTATTGATATTACTGCTTGAGACGAAGGTATGCCGCCCAGTTCTTTCTCTGCCTTAGACAAATTATTTTTATGTTTGTCTGGCCTATCAATACTATATCCTCTATATCCCCTATTCTTAAGGTGATACAAAAGACGTGGTTTATTGTTCTCTGCAAGTACTGGCATACCATAGAAAACTAAAGCCATTAGTACGTCTTCATAAAACAACTCTGCGGTCTGAGGCCTAGCTATGTACTCCAAGAAAAACTGATTACTCGGAGCGTCGTCCATATTAAATTTGGTCACGCCATGTAGTGCACCATTTGATCCACCACCACCGACAGTTCCGCTGATGTCATAGCTGTCACATCCAAATGCGCCAATATGAACATTTCCAGGATATTTTCGTCCATTTTTGTTTTCTGTTCTGTTCCTAAGTTGTGGGCTTGGTAACCAAGATACTAAAAATTTACCTCTGTTATTTGGCGTCCAAACCACCTCAGTATCTTTCACCCCGTTCTTCCAAGAAAAGTCTCCTCTCTTCAATATTCTCTGAGCTTCTAAACCTTCATTATAATCTATCTGCTCGTATATTTTTTGAAGGTTGAACAAACTATTATTTGCTTCATCTCTAAATGCGTGAGACTCTGTTCTTGGGAACTGACGATAAAACTCGTTAAGTGCGTCAGGGTCGTTCTTTAAGGACTCCACTTCGTTTTCCCAGTAGTCCAAGACACCATTATCTATAACATCACCCATAGCATCAAACACAGGTTTGTCTGGCTTTCTGAATACGGGCTGCCCATACTCATCTATAAATCCTTCGAAGTTCCACTCCATAGGTATAAATAAAGAATATAGACCACTCTTAGTTTGTCCGTTAGCGTTACGCTCTAATACATTGGAATCCTCATACATTTTTTTGAAGTTAGACCCCCCTTTATCTAACGCGTTTGAAGTTGATCCCATCATACACTTTCCAATAATTCGCCGACCGAGTCTAAGAGTGGTCTTTACCACGCGCCAGTTATTTAGAATGCTATCAGGAGGTAACCATTTACCAGACTCGTCATGTACAAGGAAGCGTAATTTCTCACCATCGTAAGAGTTGTCTCCTGTGTTTTTCCAGTCAATAGTTGTATCTAAACCTTCTAAATCCGCTGGTCCGTTAGTGTTTTCTATAGTTTTTCTTGTAAGTTTTGATGCAGGTACACGGTAAGCAAGTTCCGTCTTTGGCCTGTCCATACCATCTTGTATAGGCTTAAAAAAGAAAGGGTAGTTCATTGATATTGGTACCACCTTATCTGTAAACATCTTCTTTGCATCTGATCCTGTTTTTGACAGTATACCAAAACGAGCGTCGCTTGTTATTGTAGCTAAGTTTACCGTTTCTGATGAAGACATAAAAGAGAATCCTGAACGACGATTCTTGAGGTAACACATTCCATAACACCTGTTATCTGCTTTACAAGCTTCCCAAAATATAAAGAATAGTCGGTTTGATTCCCTGTAGTCTGGGTGGCCAACATCTATCTTTGTCCACTGAAGGTACATGTAGTGGGTTCCTGTTATGTAGGTTGGCTTATTATTATTATTGAACCAGAAACCGTTTTCTCTACGGTTAAACTCTTCTTCAATATAATCAACCCATTGAGACTTAAATGAGTTAGGATACTCGTTCCAATGGAATATAGACTTGATTTTTGAAAGTTCTTTAGCGTACTCAAAAGGCTCCCATCTTTTATATTCGTTAGAATATACGTTTTTAGGTGTAGCAGGTAAAGCTATCTTAAGGTTTTGAATCTCAATAACCTCACCAACAGTTCCATCCTTAGAAATGCAAACCACGTCGTACTTTTCGTCATAGCCGTATTCCCACTTCTTGTTTTTAGGAAAGCTTATGTCTACAGTTTTACTTAGACTTCTTGCTTCTTCCCTCTGCGAAGCTTTGGAATCCTTTACTGCTTGTATCTTCTGTTTCCTCGTTGCCATCCAACTTAGCTCGTTCTAATTCTATTCTATTTAACATATCAAACGCATCGTTCAAAGCCATCTTTTTAGTAGCTGCTGCGTTTTTCAACCTATCCGCTGCTAGGTCGTGCTCTGGGTCATCTGTAATGATCTCACTGTGAAGAACTTTTATAAGCTCTTCTACGGCACGTTCTCCAGCAGATATAATACGTTCTATTCTTTTTCTGTTATCGTAAGGCATATATCTCTTGTTTGCATTCTATAGAGTTTTTCGCCATCAATATTAAACTCGTACTCACTGTTCTTAGTAAAACCAATAGTGTCTCCGTTGAAAACACCTTTGCTTTCTAAGTAGTCATTTGTGTAAGCAATCACACCTGTATGCTTCTCTTCCTTATCCGTTCTTAGTATCTCAGATTCTTGTCGGTAGTCTACAGGCTTTACAAAGCAGTAATGGTTTAAAGATCTCCACTCACCGTCTCTTTGATACATATACATCTTATCTAAAGGTACAAGATATTTTCCGTCCCTAAAATACTCGTTAGACTTTCTTTTTCTACCCTTCATATCAAGATAGGTACGAAACACGTTGTGATGAACTACAACCAAATCACCCGTCTTAAGTTGTTCACTATCATCAGGGGCCGAAATAACCTCGCCGATTCTGTTAACATACTTAGCGTTTTCTATTGTAGCGTTAATAGTAAGCTCTTGGTCTCCAACTTTTTTTGTTGTTATATGCTCAGAACCTACAGGCTTTATTAAGTAGGTGTACCTAGGCTTCATATCAAGTCAAGATCAAATTCTATTACACATGGAATATTATCAAAAAACTTCCACTGAAAACTTTCTCCTTGATCGTTTCTTATCCAGACACCGTATCCGTTATTGTCTGAAACTATTTCTGATATAATATAGTTACCACCCATAACAGTTTGCCCTACTATATAGTGCATAGCGTTCTTGTAGTCGGTACCTACCGATATTTTTCTAATGTATGACATTTAATTGTAATAAAACGAAAGCAGGACAGTCTTAGACCACCCTGCTTCGTAGTTAGTGTATTTATTGTTTGATTAGGCTTTCGCTAACTCAGAAACGGGCGCATCTTCTTCAATAGGCTCGTAAGTTCCGTCTTGAATATTGATTGATACTTTACCGTACTCTTCTTCTAGCGACTGCTGAAGCGTCTGAAGTTCTTCTTGTTGAGAAGCAAGTACGTGTAGCGCAGCGTGTTTCTGTGCCTCTAATCCTCCAATTTGAGCTTGGATGTTTTGAATTGCGCCTACCTTTTCTTGTAGGCTCTTTAGTTGTTCGTCAGTGATTTTCTGTGACATAGTGTTTTAAATTAAATTATTTGTGCAAATATACTAAATTTCTGGTGACTCCATGCTAGCGTTATAAGCATCAATTATTTCTTGCGTCCATACTGCATTAGCTACAGCTACCACCTCAGATGGTTGGTCTGTAAGGTCACTACCCGGAGCTAATACATATCGATGAAAGCTTCTTGTAAGTTCTACACCATCTTCTTCGATAACGGTTGCTTCTCTTACTTGAATGTTCTTGAAATCACCCACGATCTCAATCTTGTCTGTTTTAGTTGTTTTTGTTATTGCCATTTTTATTCTATTAAGTATGTAAATGAAACTTTGATACTACCATTAGTTGCAGAATTTATCTGTCCTGCTGCTATATAAACAAAAGTACTTGTTAACTCAGATGTACCTCTATACACTGATCCTAATCCAAATCTATTATTACCAGAACCAAAGATTAGGGCTGCATGACCAACGTCATCGTACCCGTTATTATTTGTACTAAACGGAATGGTGAAACGTAGTCTTGTTTCTGCCGTTGTTGAAGACGCTGTAGTTAAAAATTCAGCATTTATATGAACTATATTACCAATTTTAATATACTTAGCAGAAGAAACAGTAGTAGACGATAAATTATCTTGCTGTAGTATACTTGGAGTCCAAGTCCCTTCTTCATAATCATCTAACGCGTTAGCAGCGGCAGTGTCACCGTTAAAGGTAATACCTCCTGATGATAGTATTCTAGCTCTTTCTGCTTCAGCATGAGGTAACTGGTTTCCATACACCAGAGTATTAGCTCCTTTGAAAATTATATCGCCATTTGCTCCTGCTCCGGTTCCAACTCCTCCTCTTAAAATTAAATTTCTACCGGCAATTGAGTTACTACCTGTACCAGATGGCTGTGAGAATCCTGTTATCATTCCATCAGTACTGCCATTACCTATCATTAAGGTTTTTGGAGTGTAATTTTGTACACCGTTTGT